TACCGGGCACGGAATACAAGGCCGTGCTGATAGCGGTAAACAAAGCGGGAACTTCGGAGGCGCTTACAACCGAACCGTGGACGGCGCCGATCCCGATACCGCCTCCCGGGAAGCCATCGGCATCGATCGCTGAGTAAGCCATGAGCGATCTGAGCCTCATAAAGAGCTTGGTGGACCTGGGCTGCACGGTGGTGATCTGCGCGATCATCATCTTCGTTTTATACAAGCTCAGCATGAAGTTCGGGGTTGCGTTCCTGGCGACGCAGGAAAAGATCGCGGGGGCGATGAGCGAACAGGCCCAGAGCCTCTGCGGCGTGAACACGGCCATACAGACCTATCTGCAGCGGGACAACACGGAGCACCGGGAGATTCTTCTGGCCGTGCAGGTAATGGGCGAGCATCTCAAGTGGCTAAGAGAGGACCTGGCCAAGGTAAAGGGCAAAGGCGGCGTGGAGAGCGCGTAGAGGAGAAATGAGATGGCTATCGACGAGTTTGCAAATGCCCGGCACAACATGGTGAGGCGCCATATCCTGACCATTGCCGCAAAGTCCTATCCTCTGCCGGTCGATTCCGAACTTTTGCGGGCGACCCTGGCGACGCTTGGCTATCCGATGGATGAGCACGCGCTGGAGTTCTACGTGAGCTACCTGGCCGAAAAGGAGTGCCTCAAGATCGAGAAACACGGGAGCTTCAGGATAACGCTCATTTCGATCACAGCCCGGGGGATCGACGCGATGGACGGCCGGCTGAGGGATTGCGGGATCGAATGCTAAGAGCAAAGACATTCACCACAGAGACACAGAGAACACAGAGAAAAAGCATAAATCTTGATTCTCGAAGAATGAAGATTTGGTTTTTCCCCTTGTCTAATTCTTTGTTCTCCTCTGTGCCCTCTGTGCCTCTGTGGTGGAGTTTCTAAATGAATGAAAAGCAAAGGGCCAGAGAGCTTGCTTATAAGGTTTGGGTCGAGTGCGGCGGGAACTTTTCCGAGACGGAGAGGAAGCTGAAAAGAGCCGATTTGGGGCTGCCGGTTAGCAGGCAGACCTTGATGAGCTGGGCCGGGAAATACGACTGGAAGGGACGCGCGGCCAGGGTGGAAGCCGAAGAGCGGAAAAGGGAGGCGGCGGTCGCGGAGGATGGGCTGGTGGCGGCGCTGGGGAAGCAGAAGGAGCGGTACGAGCGGTACTTCGACACGATGGCGGAAGGGGTGGTGGATAATCAGGCCTGTTATGCGTTTTGCGGGCTGGTGAAGACGATGATCGGGGTGAGACGGGGAAAGACTTTCACCGCAGAGACCGCAGAGAAAGAATCGAAATCACAAATCACTAACAGCCAATCGCTAATCACTAGCGACCAGTCACCAGTCACTATTCACAAGTCACTAAACGATGAGGAGCGGATCGCGGCCCTCGAGGAGATGGTCGATTTATCGATCGGGCGTCTCCTGGCGGACCCCGAGAAGGTGAACGCGAACGCCTGGAAAGATATTCGCGGGGCGCTTGCATTGATAGAGCAGCTAAGAGCGAAAACATCCACCGCAGAGATCGCAGAGAACGCAGAGACCGAGGCGATTGAAGTGGAAAAGGAGATGCGGGAGATCGCAAATCCGGAGGATGCGAAGGCGGCTTTGTGGGAGGCTTTTTCGAGGATGATCGCGGCGATGCTCGATCACCCGGAGAAGGTCAAGGTGGGCGAGATCGAGCGGGCGATGGGATACCTGGAGAAGATGCAAGGGAAAGGTCACGAAGAACACGAAGTAGACACGAAGCGAGCGGAGGAAGGGCGAGGGAAAGAAAAGGCAGAAGAGCCCGTAAAACCGGAGATAGACGATATCGAGGAGGCGGAAGTGCTGGTCGATATCGGAATCTGGGGCGAGGCCGAGGCGATTGAGGCGTTACAGGGATTTGTTGCGAAGCAGCTCGGGATGATGAGAAGCGAGACGGGGGCGGCCAAGGTCGGACAGGTTAAGGCCGTTAAGGACGCGATGGAGCTGATTGAAGTATTGAAGAAGAAGATCGCGCCGGTGGACGAGGGGAAGAAGAAAAAAGGCCTTTCGAGTGAGACGGCCGATGAGGTCAGGGCGAAGATTTTCAGGGGAGAGACCGGATGAGGGCACTGGATTCCCGCCTTCGCGGGAATGACGAATGGAACATTTTCTCCTGTGAATTTGCGGTTCATTTCCCTCTGCGTTCTCTGCGTCTCTGTGGTGAGGATCTTTTATGAGTGAGGCCCCTGCCCTCTTATTGCCCTATCAGAACCGGTGGAACGAGGACCGGGCGCCGATCAAGTTTTTCGAGAAGTCGCGCCGGATCGGGATCTCCTACGGGGATGCCGCCGAGAGTTGTCTGCTTGCCGCCGAAGACAAGCTGAACACCTATTACATCTCGTACGACAAGTCCATGACCGAGACCTATATCGGGGACGTGGGCACCTGGGCGCGCCGTCTCCAGATGGCCATATCCGACGTAGAGCAAGAGACGATTATCGAGGATGAAAAAGAGATCCACATTTACCGGGTGCGGTTTGCGAGCCGGCGGCACGTTACGGCGCTCACGAGTAAACCGAGGAATTTAAGAAGCAAGCAAGGCAGGTTGGTGCTCGATGAGGCGGCTTTTTGCGACGACCTGGGCGAGCTGTTGAAGGCGGCGATCGCGTTCGTGATGTGGGGAGGCCAGGTCGAGGTCATTTCCACGCACAACGGCGAAGACAACGAGTTCAACCAGTACATCCAGGACATCCGGGCTGGCAAGAAGAAGTACTCGCTGCACCGGGAGACGCTCGACGACGCGCTTGGCGAGGGGCTTTACAAGAGGATCTGCCTCGTTAAGGGCGAAGAGTGGAGCCAAGAAAAAGAGGACGCCTGGAGGCAGGAACTCATAGATTTTTACGGCGAAGACGCGGATGAGGAGCTTTTCTGCGTCCCGGGCAAAGGGAGCGGGATCTACCTGCTGCGGGCTCAAATAGAAGCCTGCATGATGAGCGGCATCCCGGTGATCCGGTACGCCCCTCCGGCCGGCGACTTCGTCGATTGGGATGAAGCCAAGCGGTTCATGGAGGTCCAGGATTGGTGCGACGAGGTCCTGACGCCTCTTCTCGCGATGCTCCCAAACGGGCTTCGCACCTATCTCGGCGAGGATTTCGGGCGCACCGGGGACCTCTCGGCCCTGTGGCCGCTTCAGCAGATGCCAAATCTTACCTTGATGACCCCTTTTGTCTTAGAGCTTCGCAACATGCCCTTCGAGACGCAGAAGCAGATACTTTTTCATATATGCGACCGGTTGCCCAGGTTCAGCGGGGCCGGATTCGACGCAAGGGGAAACGGCCAGTACCTGGCCGAGGTGGCCCGGCAGAGATACGGGCCGGACCTGATAGCCGAAGTAATGCTGACCGAGAGCTGGTACCGGGAGAATATGCCCCGGTTCAAGGCCCGGATCGACGATAAGACGCTGTTCATTCCGAAAGACGACAAGATCCTGGACGATTTCAGGTCGTTCAAGATGGTGAAAGGCGTGGCGAAGATACCGGAGTCTGCGAGGACGGGCAAAAAGGGCGAGCAAAGGCATGGGGATACCGGGATCGCGGCGGCGATCGCGGTGTATGCGACGAACATGGAAGTGGAGTACCCGCTGGCGCTGGGGAGTATTTAGTTCACGCGAAGACGCGAAGACGCGAAGACGCGAAGGCGCGAAGAAAAGAAGATGGAATGCTGAAAAAGAACCAGATCTTCATTTTTTAAGAATCGATTTCTTCGCGGCTTCGCGGCTTCGCGTGAAAAGGAATTTATGGCCGGACTAATACGAAAAGGGATTGAGTGGGCGGGGAAGAAGATCGGGCGCAGGCGCATTGAGCCTGTGCGCGAGACGATGATCTACCCGCGGCTCATGAACGTCGGCGGCTATACGACGAGGGAGCGGCCGCTGGTCAAGCCCACGGCCATGAACGTCCGGAAGTTTTCGCGGACGGTTTATGCGAGGCGGGCCATCAATACGATTAAGGACCCGATCGCAAAGCTCGATTGGGAAATCGTGCCGAAGCCCGGCGTCACGTTAACCAGTGAAATCAAAAGACAGATGGCCGTCACAACAGCTTGTCTGCAGCGGCCCAATAACGACGATTCATTCCAAAGTTTGGTCGAGCAGGTAGTCGAAGATATCCTGGTTTGCGGGGGCGGCGCGATCGAGCAGCAGACCGGGTCAGATCCGCTGCGGCCCGTGTGGCTCTGGCCCGTGGACGGGATGAGCATCCAGATATATGCGGGCTGGAGCGGAGCCAAGGACGAGGCGAGGTACTTACAGACGATTGGCTATGGGAACGTCGGGGGCGTGCAGGGAACGCCTCTTCGAAACGACGAGCTGATCTATATCCGGAAAGACCCGACCACGGAAAACCCGTTCGGGTTCGGGCCTCTGGAGATTGCGTTCGCGACGATCAACCGGCAGCTCACCACTGCGGAGTATGCGGGAAACGTGGCTGGAAACGCGCAGCCGGAAAATATTCTGCTGTTTGTCGGGGCGAGTTCGACGCAGATCCAGACGCTTCGGAGCTATTGGCGGGACGAAATCGAGGGCCAGGGAACGACCCCGATCGTGGGATTTGAGGACATCAAGGCGATCAAGCTGCACGCGGGAAACGATAAGGCCCTCTATCTCGGGTATTACGCGATGATCGTGCGCGAGCTTGCAACAGCGTTCGGATTGAGCCCTCAGAATTTCGGCCTCGAAGCGGACGTAAACCGGAACACGAGCGAGACGGCCGAGGATCGCGACTGGAACACGGCCATTATCCCCATCGCGCACCTTGTCACGAGGCATCTTAACCGGGAATTGATCGAAGAGAAACTCGGTTTCAGTCAAATAATGCATCGCTGGAACGGGCTTGAAAGAGAAGACGAGACCGAAACGGCAAGGCGTTATGCGATCGAATACAAGGCGAACGGAATCCTTCCCGACGAATACAGGGCTAAAACCGGACGGCCTCCGATGAAGAGCAAGGTGGGGACTATGACCTGGGCTGAAACTCAGGTTTTGATCGGGGAGAGCAAAAGCAAGGACGATAGTTCACGCGGAGACGCGGAGGACGCGGAGGAAGAAAAAAACAGTGAGCAGTGAGCAGTGAAGAGTGAAGAGAAAAAGCAAAGATAATACCCCTCAATGTGAAAGGCGAAAAGCATGGTGAAGAAGAGAGACAGGGCGGTGAAGGCGAGGCAGGCTGGGCCGATGGACCAGGTAGTGATGATCTGCCGGGACTGCGGCGGCCAGGAAACCGAGGCGATATACCAGGTAGTCTGGAGAAGCGAAGACCATCCCGAGAACAATACAGGACAAGAAAGCTTCTTCATGCACCTTTGGAAATACAAGTGCAAAGGGTGCGGGTGCGAAGATTTCGTGCTGCCGCCGGTGTTTCAGACGATGCGGATGCAGATGAAGGCGGCGAAGAACCCGATGAAACTCGTAAAACCCGACTCACGCGAAGACGCGAAGACCGCGAAGAAAGACTCTGATCACGAAGGAGACGAAAGGCACGAAGGCGCGGCCGTGGAAGACCGCGCTACCGAATAGGAAGAGGCCTCCAATTTAAGGGGTAGCGCCGTCTCGGAGCGCGGCGCCTTTGTCAATTTAGCGAAAAAGGAGAGGATCGATGGCCATTGGGAACGTTACAAACGTCAACCTGGTTGTGAAGGACGCGAACCAGGCATCTCAGAACATCAGGACGAACCAATTTGGGGACTTGAGCCTGGGCGGGATATCGACGATCTGCGACCCGGCGAGCGGGTACGGAGCGACCGTTGCACAGTACCATAACGCCGACAACCAGGCCCCGGGCGCAACGGCTTACGGGTTACTCACCGGCGGCGTGGCGCAGCTCATTAACGCGGCGGGAAACATCGACCGGCAGAGGGAAGCAGGTGAGGACAACGTGCCGGCCATCGGCCTCCCGATGGGGCTGGGCATGAAGGCGATGATCTTCCAGGTCGGGACGAGCACGGCGGTCGGATCTGCCGGGTCCACGACGATCACGCTGACGGGCGCGACGAGCCTCAAGGGAACGACCGGCGGCGTGCCCTGGTTGATCCAGGTCGGGGACGTACTCAATTACGACGTTTTGGGCGCGAACCAGGAAGTCGTGCTGGTGACCGCGGTGAATAAGGCCACGCCGAGCATTACGGCCACATTCGCCAATACGCATGGGGCGAGCGTCGTGGTGCAGGGCTTCACTTTCAACCAGGAAAGAGACGCATCGGGCGAGAACGACGGTGCGAGCGGGTCCGGAACTGCGGTTGCCGCCGAATATGAGTTCAACGCAGGCGGACCTGGCGGCGGCAACAATTACGACCGCGCAAGAAACGTCATGGCCAAGGGGATCACGACTGGGACTCTTTCGGGATATTCGGGAGCAACGGGAAACCAAAGCGTGACGCTTTCCGGGTCTCCCGCCACAACCGGCCCGGGGTCTCTCCAGCCGGGGGCGATGATCATCCTCTATGGCGCGGCAGGCTTAACCGGCACGACAAGCCAAGTGGAAGCGGCCTATGTCGGATTGAACTACGTGCCCGGTTCTACGACCGTTCCAATTGTGTGCGGCTCGCAGGGATCTCCGGGTACGGTCAATAACTACGCCTACACGACCATCGCATGGGATTCGTTCGTGCAGCAGGGTCCCAAGACGGGCGGCTTTCTGCCTTTCGGCATGGGCGTCGAATGCGATGCGCTTTTCAACTCCGTGGACGGGAAATTCTACCTGCCCAGGATCGGAGCCGGAAACCCGGGCGCCCTGCTCGTTTCGAGCGACGGCTACAAGGCAACCTACCGGTATGCGGTGGCGGCTTTCTCTATGGTTGCTACACCAACCGCGTTTCTGGTGATCCAGGGGTCGGCTTCGGCGACGATCAGGGTAAAGTCGATCAAAATCACGGGCGTTGCCACGGCTGCGGGCAATATGCAGGTGCAGGCTGTAAGGTGGTCGACGGCGGGTTCGCTCGGTTCGGCGGTGCTTAGCGCGGTTACGGCGGTAAAACACGATGTGAACGACCCGAGCGCGAACGCCACGGTTTCGACGGTCGGAACCGCGAACTACACGACCCAGGGAACCGGCAACGGTACGCTCCTGATGGCCGATCGCATCCAGTTTGCTGCGGCAGGGTCCGGCGTGGCCTTCAACCCGGTGGTGCTCGACTTTTCGACGCGGCAGGATAAGGCTTTCATCCTTCGCGGCGCGACGGACTTCCTGGTGTTATCGGGGAACGGGAGCGCGATCCCGGCCGGCGGCGTGATCGATATCACGGTGGAGACCGAGGAAGACGCGAGCTAAGAATAGAACGAATTGAGGAATTGAGGGATTGAGGGATTGAGGAATTAAAAAGCCTCAATTCTTCAAAGACAAATTGAAGAATTAAGGGATTGAGGGATTGAGGGATTAAATTCCTCAATTCCTAAATTCCTAAATCCCTAAATTGAGGAGTTCAACATGGCTTTTGAGGTGCATACGGTGGAGTCGCCGATTGGGAGCAACCGGAACGCCTGGCAGGACCGCAAAGTTATCGGGCAGTTGATCGGGGTTGCCAATCTGGCTGGAAGCGGGGCCGGGGCGAGCGTCACGACCGCGATAAGCGGGATGCAGCTCCCGGCTAGTTATGCGGTGCTGGTCGTGCCGAGCCAGGACGCGGTCTGCTATGTGACGAGCAAGACCAAGACCGGGTTCAGCGTGGTGATGAACCCCAGGCTTGCAGCCAATCAGCTTGCGGCGGGTACTTTTGACGTGCTGATCGTGGCGTAAGGGATCTCACGCGGAGACGCGGGCGGAGAAAGAAAAAATGGACTCACGCGAAGACGCGAAGACGCGAAGAGAAGGAAAGAAGATTAGCCGAATAGAGAGGCTCATTTCTCTTTTCGCGGCTTCGCGGCTTCGCGTGAAAGGAAATAACTTATGAGCACAATGCAAGGGTTATCGGGGCTTTGTATCATTTCGGATTTGTTGCCGGTCAACTCGTACGTGCCGGTCGGGACGTGGACGGCGCTAAACGCGCTGATCGCGCCGAGCGCGGCCGAGAAGACTGCGGGGGCGAACTACGGTGAGGACATAACCGGAATGGCCGGGAGCGCCCAGGTGCAGACACGCGAGTTGATCATTAAGCTGAACAGCATTTTGAGCCGGCTGCCGGCGGGGGATGCGAATATCCCGCTTTTGCAGACGCTCATAGCGGACTTGAGTTAAAAAACGGGTTCACGCGAAGACGCGAAGACGCGAAGGAAAAGTGATGGGGGATAGGCGACGCTGTGGACGAGGGGTACATGGTGAAGCTTCCCGGGCGGCTTACGTGGATGTTTTTCTTCGCGGCTTCGCGGCTTCGCGTGACAAGAAAAGGAGATAGATCATGGGAGTGAAGACTAATCTGGCGGGTATTACGCTTACAGCGGCCGATATAACCAAGGCCGAGTCGCTCAGCACGGACCTTCCGGGGATGATGGCCGAGGCGCAGACCAGGTGCCAGGAACTGACGGTGCTGCTCAATTATATCGTGAACGATATTCTGACGCCGGCCGGGGATTCGGCGAACGCTTCGACGATTACGACGCAGGTTAATGCGTTGAGTTGAAAGGAAAAGCATTCACCGCAGAGATCGCAGAGAGCGCGGAGGAAAAATAAGATGGCAAAAAAGCTTGAAAGCACGGGGACTTCTTTGGGCGTATCAGGGAACGTGGCCGAGAAGTCGAAAGAAACGGTAAAAGAAACGGAGGCTGGGCCGGGAGCTGTTGTGACGGGGAAAGATCACGAACGACAATTCCAAGAATCCGATAATCTGCTCGCGGGGCCACGTCGATCTTTAGAGCACGAAGGGCTCACGAAGAGCACCGAGGAAGGGCTGGAAAAGCCAGTGGGTAAGGCGGGGAACGAAACGACGCAGAAGGTGCCTGATGCCGGGTTTTTCGGCCTGGCGGAAGTGATCGGGCGGGTTGCCGAGGCGGCGGAGAAGGCGATGAAGGCCGGGGATACTACAGCCCATGCGGCGATCAACGCCGTGCATGTGAGCCTTGGGGACCTGCATGTGCGCGTCCTGGCCGGAAAAGATCATCTTATGAAGTATCTCAAGATCAAGGATTAAGCCAGATGGCCCTCACGAAAAAAGAGCGGGATGCTTTGCCGGAGGGGGATTTTGCCGTGCCCGGGAAGCGGGAGCTTCCGATGCACGACGAAAAGCACGTGCGGCTCGCCTGGGACATGGTGGAGCGGACCGGGGGATTGACGGAAGAAGAAAAAAGCCGGGCGCGGGAACGGATACTCGAGCGGGCCAAGAAGCTGGGCATCGATACGGGCGAGTGGCAGAAGCACGAAGCGGGAAGCGAGAAGCACGGAGCAAAATATTATTCGGACGCGAGCAGGCGGCGGCTCGAAGGAAGGATGCGCTTCGAGGCGATGGCGCTGGAAGTGCCTGAACTGGAGGGGCATCCGAACAGGGCTCCTTTTTCCGGCGTGCTTTTGAAGCTCGACGAGCCAAGCGATTACGCGGTCGGGGGTGCGGACGGACACCGCACGGTCATCCCGAGCGAGGTGGCCGAAAAGGGGCTTCCTAGCCTATTGGGAATGGGGGTCGATTTCAAGCCGGAGCTGAACGGCCACGATCCGCAGTCGAAAATAGGGCTCATCACCGAAGCCGATATCTCGGGGAGCGATCTGCAGATTGCGGGATTTTTCTACGAGAAGGATTTCAAGGCCGAGGTGGCGATCATACGCGCGCAAAAGCACCTGCTCGGGTTTTCCTACGAGGCGGACGTTCGCGTGCGCGACATTCGCGAGGACCCGTGGGTGGTAGACGATATTTGTTTTACGGGGGCGGCGGTGCTCTACAAGGCCGATGCCGCATACACGACAACGTCTTTGGCGGCGCAAGCCGAAAAGGAGAGTGCTGAGATGGAGGAGCTTAAAAAACTGATGGAGGAGCTTCTGAAGCGAGTCGAGAAGCTCGAAAAGATTGAAACAAAAGAGCACGAGGGCGGGGCGGTACAGGCGAACAAGGACATGATCGCAAAGATCCACCCGCACGCCGAAGCCTGCCGGGGCTGTGCCGAAGCGATGCGCGCCGAAGGGATCGGGCTTCACGCAAAACGCGGGCACGTGGCCATCCTGCACAAGATCGCGGCCAGCATGGAAGCCGAAGCCGCGATGGGGCGGGTCCCGTTCGAGATCCCGAGCCACGTGTTTCACGATTACGATTATTTGAACGCGAACAGGGCCGTTGAGGGAGACAGCGAGACGAAAAAGCTGATCGATGGGCTCAAGGGCGAGATCGCAAATATCGGGACGAAGATGGCGGACCTGCAGGCAGCAGCCATGAGGAACGCCGAAGGGCCGGCGAGAAAGACGCTTACGCCCGAGATTACGGCGCTATTGAACAAGACCGGGCTCCTGGCCGAGGCGGAAAAAGGCGAGCTGAAGGTCGAAGATGTGGACCGGACCTTGGAGGCGGCCGGGATAAGCGGGCGCGCGGCGATTGAAGCCAAACTGAAGATGTCTGCCTCGGGGCTTCTGGCAGGGCGGAAAGCGGCATAAGACAAAAAGCATTCACCGATCGTCAACACAAAAAATCCTGCGGTCCATTCGCTGGGCCAAGGTCGATCTTGAGAGAACGCAGAGGACGCGGAGAAAAAATAAAAATGAATTCACGCGAAGACGCGAAGGCGCGAAGAAAGAAAAAAGATTGGTCGAATAGAGAGGCCCATTTCCTTTTTCGCGACTTCGCGGCTTCGCGTGAATGAGACATTGAGATAAAGGGGGGAGATACGATGCCGAAGATAGTGGCAAAAGTGATGAGTTTGGAAGCCTTGGGGAAAATGGGCATATCGGTCACCGGCGCCGTGGATTATCTGGGTACGGGCGCGATAGAGGTGCCTATTTTCGACCGCGAGATCCTGGATATCGTGAGACGGACGAGCGTCGCGTTGAACCGGATGCCGCAACTTCCGGCGACCGGCCATCCGCACAGGTACTTAGAGCAGACGGCCGTTGCGACGGCGAGCGCGGTCGACCCGCGAAACATCGCCGCGACGGCGAGCGGCCCGACCAGGGTGGAGCGGCCCGCTTTCATCAAGGCGATTGTCGCGCAGAGTAACCTTTCGCTTTTCGACCGGGACGTGACCGAGCAGCAGGGCCAATTTCCGAGCGTGGTGGCAAAGGACATCGACGATATTATCAGCGCGATCGAGATCTTGCGCGCCCAGATGCTCTGGAACGGCAACGACACGAGCCTCGCCGCGCCGACGCAGCTCGGGTGGTGCGGCCTTTTGACCCAGATCACGCAGCAGTTCACTGTGGCGCCGGGATCGTCGATTATCGACGCGATAAAGACCGAAGTGGCGACGATCATGGCGAACCAGACTTACAAAGTAACGCCGACCGCGATCATCACGAACCCGCTGGCAGCCGACTACATCGACCAGGAAGCCAAGGCGGCCAAAATCGAGCTGAAGGATATCGTGATTGGCGGGGGCGTAACGGTCGAGAGTTTATCGACTCAGGCCGGGCGGCTCCCGATCATAACGGAAGCTTTCATGCCGATCGATACCGCGAGCAATTACGGGTTCAGCGCGCCTCCTACGGGGAACAGGAACTATTACGTGGCGATCCTGACCGAGGAGCACATCGAAATACCGGTCATATCGGGCAAGGAATACAACCCGAACCCGAGGCTTTTCCAGTTGGGATTGACCGGGAACCTGGCCGGGCAGTTCGTAGGCGTGAAATTCGATGCCGTGATAGCCAAGGGCGCGAGTTATGCGCATGCGATCGGGGTGATTCAGAGACCGTAAAGAGGAGAATGTCTCACGCGAAGACGCGAAGACGCGAAGGATAAAGGCGGACATGCGAAAACTTGATTCTTTAAGAATAAAGATTTTGAGGTCTTTCTTCGCGGGTTCGCGGCTTCGCGTGCAATCTTTCTCTGCGGGTTCGCGGCTTCGCGTGAAAGGAATCTAATTAGTGCCGTCAGCTTATTTGCAGCCGCAGGACTTTTCGACTTATGGGGTGCCGAACGCTACGCCCGGGCAGGTGATGCAGGCATCCGTCTTAATGGACGGGGCGGAATGCTTGCGGCGGCCGGAAGGGCTCGTTTATGTGGCGGACGGCAACGGGCAGCCCTGTTACATGCAGGCGTTGAGTCCGAGTTTGAGTCTGGCAAGCGTCGGGGCGATAGCGCCGGGAAGCAACGTGAGCGTGGTGGTGACGGGGCCGCTGTTGAACCTGCAAATCGGGGATGTGCTGATTCTGGACCGGATGAACGCGAGCGTGACTGAGGCCTGCGTGGTGAACGCGATTTCCGGGACGCTTCCGGGTGTGCTGACCGCGGGGCTGCAGACGGTGGTTTTCAGCCATAGTGCGGGTTGTACGATGGAGTACGGGCTGGTCATAACCGAGCAGAAGATCATGCCGAAGGATCGGCCGCTTACGAGGCTTAGCCGGGTGCCGGCGGTGAACGTGATCGGCGGGACGGGGCGGTACGGGTACGGGCGAAGGGGCGATGCGGGAAACTACAACGTGGACGATTTCAATCTGCTCGCGGCGCTCAGTAAGTTCGGGGGACCTCCAGCCTGGGAGATCTGGCAGCCAGCCAACTGCGGGATCGAGGTCGAGACGGGACAGCTCTGGGTGCCCGCCGGGATAATGCTCGCGTACTACAGCGAAGTGAAGGTCAGATATGTGGCGGGATTCACGTACGCGAACTTGCCGGGCGAAGTGAAGCTCGCGTGCAGCCTGGTGATCCAAAGCATGCAGATGAACCCGATGTACGGGAACGTGAAGAGTTTGAAGACGGGCGAGACGGCGATCGAGAATTTCAGCGCGACGAGTATAAGCGAGGATGTGAAGAGATTACTCAGGCCTTGGGTTGTGCAGGCGTTTGGGTAGGCGAAGATTTCTCACGAAGAGCACGAAGGAGTCACCTTCGGCAATTCAAAAAATCCGAAAGCCTTGTTCGCGGGGCCACGGTCGATCTTTAGGGCACGGAGGAGAAGCAAATGCTGAAGAAAGTATTGGTGGTCGCGGCAATATTGATGTTGATCGGGATGGCGGGAACGGTCCGGGCGGAGTCACTTAGCTGCAACCCGCCGCCGGCCGGGAGTACGGCCGTTCTTTTTTATTACATCAATTTCAGCAATGTGACGGGTGTTACGGCGACTTACACGACCGCCCTTCCCTTCTGGTTTTCCGGGACCGGAGGCGTGGCCGCGGCGCCGGATTCGACCGGAGCGACCGGGTTCAGGCTGGCCCTCCCTTCAGGAACGACACAGCCGGTTTCCGGGACGGTTATGGCGTGCGACGGTACGGGGTGCACTGCAACCGTCCCTTTCGGGCCACCGGCGTTACCAAGCGGCATGATACTCACAAACCCATAAGGAAGCGATGAGCTGGCATGGCGCAGACTCTCTTGAGTATCGGGGCCGGGACTTACAGCGGGACGGTGACGTTGCCGCCGACGGCGCTTCCGAACGGGCTGGCGAATTTCCTGGTGAGTATCGGGTGCGCTTCCTGGACCGATCCGGCGAGCAGTGTTGCAGTGAGTCTTGAGCTTTCGCAGGATGGAGGAGACACGTGGACTCCCTGGAGTTCGGCGGTTTTGCGGGGAGGATCCACCGATAAGATGGGGAACCCGCTGCAGACGGCGGAGCTGGGAATCAGCGCGCCGCAGGGGGAGAGCCTCATGGTGCGGGGAAGTGCGGTAATCACGGGAAATCTGGTCACGACGGGCATTACAGTGGTGGGGTCGTAAATGTCCTGGCTTTGGACTCAAGGGGTTAATGCAGGATCGACCGGGCAGCTAGGGGCCAACGCGGCCACGTTCACTGTGCAGAACTGCACGGTGGGAGCGCTCGAACGGGCCTGGGTGACCCAGACAGTGGCCAGCGGGTATTCCGGCGGCGGCGCGAACCAGAACCCTACCCTCTCCGATGGCACGAGCAACGTCTGGAACAATGTTTTCGGGCAATGGTACAGTTGGACAGCCGGCGTTTACACGTATATCGGTTGCTTCGAATGCATCAACACGAGCGCGACAAAACTCAGTGTTTCGATAAGCAACTGGTATGCAGGGGCGGTAAGCACTCAAATACTTCTGGATGAATTCACCGGGAATGCTTCTTCCAGCCCAGCGGACGGGTCTGCTTACAGCGTGGCGTACGTCGGGACTACAACCGGGAGCAATGTAACGCTGAGCGGAACGCAGATAACCACCGCCGTCAACGGCGATCTCATCGACTGCTACCTTTTCGATTTGTACTCCGGATCTTCGAAAGTCACAGCTATCAGCCAGGGCACCGGCTTTATTCTCATGCAATCGAACGTGTCGAATCCGGCGGATGCCTGCGCGGATGAAAATGAGGTGCAGGCCACGGCGGGCAATATAACGCCGTCGTTCCAGGCGACCATCTCGTCAGGCGGCGCGGACATCGTGGTCGTGGCGTGCATAGCGTGGAAGCCGGCGGGGGCGGCGGCGGGATTTTTGCCATATAGTCAGGTGCCCTTGATGGGGCCGATTTTAGCTCAATAGAAGGAGGGAGACAGTGAGAGAATATACGGTTCAGGGAACTATTACGATCATATCGTCCAGTCCCGGTTCGCTGGTGATGATCATGCCGGCTGCCGGCCAGACGATCGAGATCATCCGGGCCTGGTGCAGCCAGTATGGGAGTTCTACGAGCGCGCAGCAGCGGATACAGCTCGGCTTCAAGGCGAGCGCGTACCAGAGCACGATGACTTCGACCACGCCGCAGGCGACCAAGTCGAGCGACTCGGCTTCGCAGATTACGGGCGCGGCGACGATTGCTGCGGGCAAATCGGCGCTCGGGATTTCGACCGGTACGGAGGGCGCGGGGACGTTTACTCCAATCGTGACGGACGCTTTTAACGTGCTCAACGGATGGTTATGGGTGCCGACGCCGAACGAGACGATCATGGTGAACTCGGCGAGCAATTTTTGCATTACGATGTATCTGCCGACCGCGCCGGGAACGACCAGCAACTGGAACGCGGGGATGACGTTCCGAGAACTCGGATAAGATTAATTGAGGGATTGAGGAATTAAATTCCTAAATCCCTAAATCCTTAAATGGGAAATTTTGGCAATGGGGATTTATTACCAGCCGCCATCACCGACCGGGACAGCATGTCCCTGCGTGCCAGAGCCGCTTAGTCCGGCGATCGAGGCGACGGTGTACGGGAGTTTGCCGCCGATCGTCCATCCCGGGAAACAGGGGCCGGAGATTGCGATCATTATCGATTCGTGGCGGATGGCGATGGATGCGCAGTATGCGGCGGCGCTGGACCAGGAGCCGAATGAATTATTCGGGAAGATGCCGACGAGCGTGGCTGGAATAACCGGGCAGAACCCGGTTTTTGGGGTGGCGGCCAATGCGCCCGTGCTGCAGGTGATTTTGCAGGGATTGTGGCAGGCGGCGGCGGACGGGGGGGTGAATGCGGGAGTTGCGGAGAACCTTCCAGGCGAGAGGTTCGGGAAAGTGCCGACGCCGGTTACGGGAATTATCGGGCAGAACCCTGTTTTTGGGATGGCGGCTAATGCGCCCGTGCTGCAGGCGATTTTGCAGGGATTGTGGCAGGCGGCAGCGGATGCGGGAATGAATGCGGGAGTTGCGGAGAACCTTCCTGGGGAGAGGTTTGGGAAGGCGCCAACGGCTGTAACGGGGATTACAGGACAGAACCCGGTTTTCGGGCAGCCGCCGGGCATGCCGGTTTTGCAGGCGATTATCCAGGGCATATGGCAGGCGGCGGCGGATGCGGCGAATGCGGCGGCATTGGATCAGCACCCGGATGAGCAGTTCGGGAAGACTCCGACGCCGGTGAGCGCGGTTTGGGCGGCGAACCCGCCTCCGGTTATGCCGGGAATATTGTCGGCGCAGTTAATAAATGCGATCGCGGCCTGGGCGGATGTGGACCTGAAGAATATCGAAACGGCGGCATATAATCCTGGATACAGGGCGGAAATAGTTGCCGATATTCTGCCGCTTTTCCCGTGGCTGCCTCAAGGGCCGCTTGGGGCCCTTCTGAATATCGTGATGCAATCGTGGCAGGCGGCGGCGGACGCGCAGAACGCCGGGGTTGCCGAGAATTTGCCGGGTGAGCGGTTTGGGAAGGCGCCGACTCCGGTTACGGGAGTTATTGGGCAGAACCCGGTTTTTGGGATGCCGGCGGGATCGCCGGTTTTGCAGGCGATTATCCAATCCGTGTGGCAGGCGGTGATAGATGCGGCCAATGCGGGAGCGCTGGACCAGGTGCCGGATGCGCAATTCGGCAAGACGCCGAGCCAGGTGAGCGCGATTTGGGCTGCGAACCCGCCTCCGCTGGCGCCCGGAGTGCTTTCAGCGCAGATCGTCAATGCGATAAACGCATGGGCGGACCAAGACCTGAAGAACCTGGAATCTGCGGCGTACAATTCCGGGTACAGGGCCGAGGTGCTCGCCGATCTCATACCGATTCTTTTCTGGCTTCCGCAGGGACCGCTGGGAGCGCTAATCAATATTATTTCGCAATCGTGGCAGGCTATGGCCGATGCTCAGAATGCGGGGGCGGCCGAGAACCTGCCTGGTGAGAGATTCGGGAAGGTGCCGACTCCGGTGAGTGCGATCTGGGCTGCGAACCCGCCTTTGGTTGCTCCAGGAGTGCTTTCGGCCCAGATAATCAATGCGATAAATTGTTGGGCAGACGCAGACCTGAAAAATGTGGAATCGGCGGCCTATCAGCTCGGATATAGGCCCGAGACGATCGCGGACCTGCTCTCAGCCTTCTGGATGCCGCAAGGGCCTCGCGGGGCGTTGGCAAATATCATATCTCAATCGTGGCAGGCGGCTGCGGACGCGGCGGCAAACGCCGGCATAACGGAAGCGGCCCTTGTGAGAGCGATTGCGGCCGGATCGTGGTTTTGGTCCGGAGGACAACTATACATCCGTATAGGGTCGACGACATTTGCCATAGGAAGTAATTCGATGGAGATGGCTGTCTTAACGGACGCGGTCCGGGTGGCGCTTGCGACTAAGTCGATGGGGTTCAGCTTCCAGCCGGTAACTGAAAGCAAGTTGATGCAGATCTTGTTTCAGACAAAGAACATGAAGTTCAAATTGAACTAAACGGAAAGAGCGATGGCGGATCTGGCGATTGTAAACGAGTTGAGCGCGGCGCAGGTGACGGTTTCCTTTTTCGATGAAAACGGGAATCCGATGACGCCGGCGACCGTGGATTACCGGATCGATTGCATGACGACCGGAAAGGCGATTCAGGGCTGGATCACTGCCGGGCCGCCGAGCCAGGTGATGACGATCGTGGTGGCTGCGAACCAGAACGCCATAATAAATGAGGGAAACAGCTACGAGACCAAGTGCGTGACGGTGGGGGCGAATCGGGGGTCCGCGACGGAATTTACGAGTCAGTATTTGTACCAGGTGGAGAATTTGCCTGGGATTCCGTAAAGGCATTCACCACAGAGACACAGAGGGCACAGAGAAAAGAATGACTTTGCTAAAAAACCAAACTTTTGACTCTTGCTCTTTTTCCCCGTTGTTTCTTTTCCAAGTTCTCTGTGTCTCTGTGGTGAAAGGGTTTTTATGAGTTTCATGTACGACAGGACGATCACTATAACGCGCGCAGCGCCCCAGACGGGGGCCGGGTTGCAGAGCTACGGCGGGGACGTCGAGGCGAGTGAGGTGGTGATTGCAAGCGGGATCGCGGCGGGGATACAGGCGAGGCGGCAGGGAATAGCGAATAAGCCGGGTTTGCCCTTGGACGTGCGGATGGGCGAATGGAGGATTTATTTCCGGATGGCGCCCGGGTTCGACGCGACGATGATCCAGGATAGGGATTTCGTGACAGACGATCTGGGGCGGAGGTTCCAGGTAGTGACCGCCTATCCGAACCCGATGGGGTGGAGCTTGAGCTGCCAGAGGATGGAAGCGTAAAAGCATTCACCACGGAGACACAGAGAACACAGAGGAAAAAAGGGAAGAAAGATGGCGAATGTCAATTTTGATGTGAGCAATGTGAGAAGGTGCGGATGCAAGGCGTGCGGATGCACGGAATTCGTACAGGAATCTAAACTTTTCGAGATCCCGGAACTGATGCGATGGGCAGCGAACGGAGATGATATCCTAACTGTGTCCCCTTATCCGGAGCCGGATATGTATCAGTGCAAAGCATGTGGCGAGCTACATACATTGAAGGAGATGATCAGGCTGCCTTCCTTCCGGGACATGGAGAAAGAGAAGGAAGAGAAAATAGAAGACAAGGTCGCGTGATGGAGCTTTTCGGGGTGCTGATCGTGCTTTTTATAATTGCGCTTTTTGCGGAGGAGAAGATGGAGCGTGTCACGCGAAGGCGCGAAGAAAAGATAAAGAATCGAAGATTCAGGCAATGGTTGAAGAAAGAATTTTTTCTTTTGAATTTTTACTTCGCGGCTTCGCGGCTTCGCGTGAATGGATTTGGGGTGGAGAAAAGATAAGTGGCGGACCTTTCGGATGTCATGAACGTGCTGGCGCAGGTGGTTGCGGGGGCGCTTTACCCGAGTGGGGCGGCGAATAAAGCCTCGGTGAGCGTCGCGGGGCCCGTGGTGTCGATTTACCCGGGTTGGCCGGATGCGCAGCAGTTGGACATCGATCTGCCGAAGGGGATCGTGCATGTCAATACATACCCGTGGAAGCAGGACCGGAACACGACGCGGTATATGAAGACATGGCAGGACCAGGTTGCCCCGGCGCCGACGATCACGATGGTTGTGAATGGGGTGACGGTGACGTTGGGCGGGACTGTGGGAGTTGGGCAGAATTTGGCGGTGCTCGCGAATGGCTTGGCGTGGGTATATCAGACGGTGCAAGGTGATACGCTGGCGAGTGCGGCGGCGGCTTTGGCGGCGCTTATAAATGCGGGGCTTGCGGGGACGTCGGCGAATGGGGCGGTGATAACGTTGCCGGCTACGGCGAGGATATTGGCGGCCCGGGTTGGGGCGAGCGGGACCGGCGCGATGGACATCCGGAACCAGGAACGGATCATGATGGTCGGGATCTGGGCCGGGACTCCGAGTTTGAGAGATGCGGTGGCGAAGGTGATCGACCCGGCGATTTCGGCGAACAGCTTTTTGATCATGCCCGATTCGTTCGCGGCCCGGGTGATCTATCACGGGTCGCTCTTGAATGACAGCGAGCAGAAGATGGGGATTTACAGGCGGGATTTATTATATTCGGTCGATTACGCGACGACGATCACCGAGGCCGAATGGCAGGTGGAGACGGTCAACAGCAATATTACGGGGAATGCGGACGGGATGGCGAACGCTCCGGAGACGACCGTTTATGAGTAAAAGCATCTCACGCGAAGACGCGAAGACGCGAAGAGAAAAGAGAAGATGGGAAAATTTCATTCTTTAAGAATAAAGATTTCGGGTCTTTCTTCGCGGCTTCGCGTCTTCGCGTGAAAAGGAGATGTGGATGGCAACATATGTTGTGACGAATCCGTTTACATCGGCTAGCGGGGCTCACCAGGCGGGGGCCGTGATCACAAACGCGACCGAGATAACGACCATCCTGAGCGCGGACGATGCGACCTTTATGGTTCACAGCGCCGATCCGACCGCGACGCTTACGGTTATGACGGCTGTGGGGATGCTGGGATGAACAAATTGAGGAATTGAGGGATTGAGGGATTTAATTCCTGAATTCCTGAATTCCTAAATTCTTCAATCAAGGAGGTAAACATGCCTGTAACGCAGTTGGGAGCGATAAACACTACGGCTTTGATAGTGCCGGATGTATACGTGCAGATCATTCCGCCGGCAGCTTATTTGCTGAACGGGCTGCCGACCAACATCGTCGGGATCGTCGGGACGGCGACCTGGGGGCCGGTCAACTCGCCGACGATCATCGGGAGCATGGCTCAATACGCGCAACTATTCGGGGCGATCCAGGCGCGCACCTACGATATGGGGACGGCGGTGGCGGCGGCGGTGCTGCAGGGGGCGAACAATTTCCGCTGCGTGCGGGTGACGGACGGAACGGACATCGCCGCGAACACGACGATCCAGAGCAACTGTTTGACCGTGACGTCGAAATATACCGGGAGCCTGGGGAACAGTTTGCAGGTGGTGATCGCGGCCGGGACGGCGGCAAGCACGTGGAAGGTGACGGTCACTCTGCCGGGAGTGGTGCCGGAAGTGTTCGACAATTTGGGTTCGGGCTTGAGCGGAAATGCTTTGTGGACGGCGATCGCAGCGGCGATAAATACGGGCGTGAGCGGGCTGCGCGGGCCGAGCCAGTTGATAGTTGCAACGGCCGGGGTTGGGACCGCGGCGCCGACGCCCGCGACGGTGAGCTTTACCGGCGGGACGGACGGGGCGAGCGGGGTAACGACGACTACGCTGCTCGGACAGGACACGATCCCGAGGTCTGGGATGTATGCCTTGAGAAATACGGGGACGAGCGTTGCGATGCTCGCCGACTGCAGCGTTTCGACCACCTGGAGCACTCAGGTGGCGTTCGGGCTTTCCGAGGGCGTCTACATGATCATGGTGGGGCCGGCCGGGGATACGATCTCAAACGCGACGGCCACGAAGGCGAGCGCCGGGATAGATTCGTATGCGGCGAAGCTTTTGTTCGGAGACTGGGTCTATTTCAACGATACGGTGAACAACCTGATACGCCTCATCAGCCCGCAGGGGTTTGTCGCCGGGTTGATTGGGAACCTTTCGCCGCAGAACTCGAGTTTGAACAAACAATTATATGGAATTGTGGGGACGCAGAAGTCTTATGCGAACCAGGTCTATGCGGGGGCGGACTTGCAGGCCCTGGGCCAGGCGGGAATAGACGTGATCACGAACCCCGTGCCGGGCGGCAGCTATTTCGCGCCGAGGTTCGGGCACAATACGTCGAGCAACGCCGTGATCCACGGGGACAACTATACAAGGATGACGAACTACATCGCGTATACGCTGAACGGCGGCATGGGCTATTACGTGGGGAAACTGCAGAGTTTGACCTTGCAGCAGCAGGCGGCGGCGACCATTTCGAGCTTTCTGTATAACCTGTGGCAGCAGAACATGATCGGAAACAGCCTGGGGACGATTCCGTTTTCGGTCGAGATCGATGCGAACAACAACCCGCAGTCGCGGGTGGCGCTTGGGTACATGCAGGCAGACGTGATGGTGCAGTATTTGAGCGTGGTCGAGTTCTTCCTGATCAACCTGCAGGGAGGCCAGAGCGTGCAGATCCAGAAGCTGAGCACGCAGACGGCGCCGACGTAAGGGCATTCACCGCAGAGAACGCAGAGAAAAGAAAAAGGAAAAGCGGGCTCACGCGAAGATGCGAAGATGCGAAGAAAGAACTAAAAAGGGGGATGGAAGATGCCTATTAATGGTTTTAGCGTAGGGCGAGATGTGACGCTCAATATCCAGACGCCGAACGGCCCGCTTGTCTCGAACCTGGTCACCAATTTTTCGAGCAAGCCCGACATGACCGAGCAAAAGATCAAGGGGTTGGACGGGATCACGAGGCCGGTGCGCTTTTTCGACGGCTGGAGCGGCAAGTTTGAAATGGAGAGGCAGGACAGCCGGCTGGACGATTATTTCGCGACTCTCGAGGCGAACTATTACCTGGGAATCCCGGAGCTTCCGTGCACGATCGTCGAGACGATCGAGAACCCGGACCTGAGCATATGCCAGTACATGTACGT